ACCCGAGCAAAAGAAGGCGACGTTAGTGCGGCAAAGAAACTTGCTGACATGAACAAGCCTGTCAAGGGTGTAAGCGCAGGACGGCCTAAGGCAGCCGACATTAAACGTGAGGCTGCTATCATAGCAGAGGAGCAGGCGGAGATTGATGACGATCTCAAACGCTTGGGTGTAATACCTATCAGGGGTTAAGAGATGGCAGTTAAACAAACAAAGGAAGAGATCAAACGGGCAGCAGAAGCTGATCTGTTTACGTTTGCGAGACTGGTCAACTACAACTACGCTTACGGAGAAATCCACGAAAAGATTTTCCGTTGGTTGTCAGACCCTAACTGCAAAGCCAGACAACTTCTTCTGCTTCCTCGTGCCCACTTGAAGTCGCACTGCATTGCAACTTGGGTAGCTTGGACAATCACCAACAAGCCTTGGGTGACAGTCGTATACCTTTCAGCGTCAGAGGATTTGGCGAAGGATCAGATATACGCGATAAAGAACATGATGACTAATCCTGTTTATCGTAGGTACTGGCCTGAGATGCTGGAAGAGAAAGAAGGAGACCGGGAACACTGGTCTGCTTACAGCTTCAACACTGACCACCCTGAGAGAAAACGTCGTGGTATTCGAGACCACACCATTATTGTTAAGACTGTTAAGTCTAACTTTACGGGGCTTCACGCAGACGTAATCGTTTTCGATGATGTCGTTGTGCCAAACAACGCTTACTCGGAAACAGGGCGGCGAGAAGTACAGAGGGCTCTGTCTCAATGTACTTCTATCTTGAATCCAGATGGACTCATCAAAGCTGTAGGTACTCGGTACCATCCGAAGGATGCCTACAACGATATGAAAGAAGCAGAGTACAGAGTGTGGGATGAAGTTGAAAGAGCCTTCACCAGCTCTGAGCCTCTGTGGGACATCATGGAAGAAGTGGTTGAAGATCACGGCGACGGTACAGGTAACTTCCTGTGGCCTCGCACACAGTCTGCAGTGGACGGTAACTGGTACGGATTCGATGTGCAACAGCTTGAGATCATCAAGACTGACTACCAGTCTAAAGGTGAGATCGCACAGTTCTGGGCACAGTACTATAACGATCCTAACGATGAGTCCACCAACTTGTTGGATCGCTCGAACTTCCAGTACTATGATCCTAAGCATATCCATGTCACTGCAGATGGTGTAAGGTATAAGCAGAAGAGACTTAACCTAGCCGTAGCAATGGACGTTGCGTGGACAGACCAGAGGGAGTCCGGAGGAAGGGACGCTGACTATACAGCTATCGCTGTTGTTGGTGTAGATGAGGATGGCTTCTACTACGTCCTCGACCTTGCTCGATTCAAGACCTCCAACTTCCAAGTCTACTACGACAACGTCATAAGCCTCGCACAGAAGTGGGGATTCAGAAGGATCGTGGTCGAGTCCAACTCCGGTGGTAAGTTTGTTGCCCAAGAGCTGGAACGTTTATCACGAGAAGCTGGCGGTATTATCTCCGTCAAAACAAAGTCAAACTCCGGTGCTGGTGCTAAGTCAAAGCTTATGCGACAGTACGCGATAGTAAACCCCAAGTACGAATTGAAGTCAGTCTTCCACAGAAGAGATGGTCTTTGCTCCGTACTTGAGGAAGAACTTATCCTTGAGAGACCGCCACACGATGACTTGGTGGATGCTTTAGGGATGGCTTTGGAAGAGATAAAGATTCCCATGAAGTCAAGGCAGTACCTTGATTCCGAACAGAAAGTTATAACTGACCCACGCTTCGGTGGCCGCAGAGGAAGATAGTAATGGCATCTACTGGTTCTAACACAGCAGATTTTGAAGACGTTTTAGGTAATCCGGATGCGCTTGCCGGGCAGATCATGAATCTGCAATCCACTTGGAAGTCAGCGCGAGAGCTTGCAGAAAGTCGTTGGGCAGAGATCACTCAGTACGTATTCGCCACTTCAGTGCGCGACACCACTAACGTACAGAACGAATGGTCTAATAGTACCCACCGTCCCAAGCTGTACAACATTTATAATAACCTGTTGGTCAACACAGACTTCAGTCTTTTCCCTAAAGCAGACTGGCTTGAGTTCATCAGTTACGACCAGCAGAAAGATAGTAAAGAGAAACGTGAGGCAGCGTTAGCTTACCTCCGTACTAAGCATCGCCTAAGCGGATTCAGGAAGATCATCCGATCTCTTATCTCCGATTGGCTGCTTTATGGAAATTGCTTTGTCGGGATCGAGTACGTATCCGAGTACAACACCAACCCCTTCACAGGGGAGAAGGAGTACAGCTACGTAGGCCCTCGTCCTTATCGAATCTCTCCGTACAACATTGTGTTTAACCCGACCGCTGCATCCTTCGCAGACTCACCTAAGATCGTGGAAATACACAAGTCCCTCGGGGAGATCGAAAGAGACATCCAAGAAGGCAACAGCAATTTCAGTCTCGACGTTCTGAACAGAATGAAAGAGGACAGGATCAACGTCAATAACAAGTACGAGAACGACACGCATAAAGCACGGTCCTTCCGTATCCAAGGTATTGGCGAGATTCAAGAGTACTACAACTCAGGCCACGTCGTACTACATGAGTTCTATGGAGACATCTACGACTCATGCACAGGCGAGTTCTTGAAGAACCGTGTGATCACTGTTGCAGATGGTCGGTACGTTCTGCGTAACGAACCTCTCAACACTTTCAGCGGAAAGCCTAACATCTATCATTGTGTTTGGAAGGAAGCTCCGGATTCTCTGTGGGGCTTCGGTCCTCTGAACAACCTAGTAGGTATGCAGTATCGGATCAACCATTTGGAGAACGCTAAGGCAGATGCCTTTGACCAGATGCTTGAACCTGATATGGTATTCCAAGGTGACCCAGAGATCAAGCGTGTAGGTGCAGCGATTCATTACTTTGTCTCCGAGACTGGTAATGTATTCCCGCTGGCTCCTGACACCACAGTGCTGAATGCGGACTTCCAGATTCAGCAAACAGAGAACGACATGGAGATGTATGCAGGAGCTCCGAGAGAAGCTGTAGGCATCCGTACTCCGGGCGAGAAGACAGCCTTCGAAGTAGACACATTGATGTCTGCAGCCAACCGTGTGTTCGAATACCAGACAACAATCTTCTCAGACTTCTTAGAAGACATTGTCAATGGCGAACTCGAAGAGGCTAAGAAGAATCTGTCTGGCTCCGATATTATCAGCATCCTTGATAAGGAATGGGGTATCGAGCAGTTCGTTAAGATTACCCGTGAAGACCTCATGTCTAACGGTAAGGTTATCCCTGTAGGAGCTCGTGACGCTGCGCGTAAGGCACGCCTTGCACAGCAGATGCAACAGTTCTACGCAACAGGAATGACTGATCCTGAGGTTGCTCAGCACTTCCCAGCTCGCGGTATTGCTGAGATGTGGTCAGAGATTCTTGACATCGAGAATCTGTACGTACCTTTCGGTCGTATCCCTGAGCAGCTTGAAGCGCAACGCCAGCAGATGGCAGCGCAAGATGCCTTACAAGAAGAGTCAATGATTGATCCTACTGGTATGGCTGAACCAATGTTAGAAGAGGAGATGATGCAAGGTGATCCTAACGGAGTACAAGTTCCAACTGTCTAACCCGCTTGAGCGTCTTCTCGACAATCAAGAACAGGTAGATAGCGTCAACGGTGATCTTAAGTTTGCCAGACGCTATCTCAACCTTCTCGTCCACAAGCTCAACAAAGAGCTGGAAGAAAAGATGGAAGAGGACGAGAAGCTGATTAACTACGAATCAAACAACTGGGCTTTGCTCCAAGCAGAACGCTTGGGTTACCGCAGAGCCTTACGCAAAGTACTAGATATTATCCGACCGATTAAGGAAAACTCATGACCGACCAGTTCATTGCACCAACTCAGACCGACACAGGTGCTATCGCACCAACTGAAGCTACTGTAACCGACCCCGTTACTGTGGGTGAAGGAGGTGTAGATACTCGTAGCCCTGAGTATCAAATCCAGAAAATGCAACAGCGTCTTGCAGATAAAGACCAGTTCATCGAGACTCTCAAAGAAGAGAACCAGAGTACTCGTGAGATGGTAGCAACCATGCAAGAACGCCTGCAGAATCTGGAAGCAATCAAAGAGGTTTTAACAAAGGGCGACAGCAAAGACGCCAGTAGTCAGGATACCGGCCTTGACGAAGATGCGCTTGCGGAAAAGATTATCGCAAACCTCTCAAAGCGTGAGCAAGAAGAACGTCTCAAAGCTAACTACGACTCCGTCGTTAATCGGCTTACTGAAGAGTTCGGACAGGCTCACGTTAACGACAAAGTCAAGAGTGCAGCAGAGGCCAACGGTCTTTCTGTCTCTGACATGCTGGACACAGCTAAGCGATCCCCTAAGGCATTCTACAAACTAATGGGCCTTGAAGGCGGCGCACAGCCTACGTTCCAGCAACCGACTAAACCAAGTAACATGGGCACGACTACTCACGAGAAGCGTGACCTTGCTTACTTCTCACAGTTGATGCGCACTAACCCGACCGAGTATTGGAAACCCGAGACTCAGCGGGAGTTCCGCAAACTGTTTATCAAAGATAAAAATTAATCCGTAAGGAGCTTTACAATGGCTGGTATTGATTCAACTTGGGGTTCTTCCCACCTTCAGCGTAATGAGATTTTCTCTGCGCAGATGAAGGAAATGCTGCGTGATGAACTGATCGCAGGTCAATTTGTTCGTATGCTGTCTGACATCCCGTCCGACTCTATCCGCACCGAACTGAAAATCAACTCTATCGGTACTCTGGAAGTATCTGACTGGAACGAAAGTGTATCCCTGCCGACTCAGCGCATGGACACTGGTCAGTTCACCTTCCGTATCAACGAGTTCAAAGGTAACAAAGTAGCATTCACTGATCACTTCTTCGAAACTGATTTCCAAGCCAATGAAGTTCTGGCTCAGACTCCGTTCGAAATGAAGCGTGCTCATGACGAATACTACGAGACCAAAGTTCTGGAACTGGCTAATGACCAGACCCTGAACAGCACCAACGTTATCAATGGCGCTAAGCACCGTTACGTTGGTTCCGGTGATGGTTCCGCTCTGCCTACCAACGCCCTGACTCTGGAAGACTTCTCCTACGCTCGTTACGCTCTGCAAAAAGCTAACGTGCCGATGATGGGTCTGACTTGTGTTGTTGGTCCTGAGCAAGAGCACATCATCAACACCCTGTCCAACATCGTGAATGTTTCTAACAACCCGATGTGGGAAGGTCTGATCACCAGTGGTATGGGTGACATGACTGGTACTCGATTCCTGAAGAACATCTATGGTTTCGACGTATACGTTTCCAACCGTCTGGCTACTACCTCTGAAGACGAAGCTGCACTGACCACCTACAAAGATGGCACAGTTGTAGACACTACTGGCTACCAAGCCAACATGTTCTTCAGCATGGCTTCTGACATGACTAAGCCGTTCGTTGGTGCTGTAGGCCGTGCTCCGCGCATGACTAGCTGGCGCGACGAGGACATCGAGACTGAATATCATCAGCTCACTCACAGCTTTGGTCTTGGTCTGTACCGTCCGGAAGGTCTGGTAACTGTCCTGACTAATCCTGCTGCCTACTAATAGTCATTAAGGAGAACTGACATGGCTACTAAAAATGCTTGGATCAACGCAGACGGCATCGAAGTAAACTTCGGTCCGGTTGTTTCTGATTCCCTCCGTGCTAACGCACAACACACTAAAGGTAAAACCAAAGAGCTGCAACTGGACGTTGACGTTGTAGCTGGTCTGCCTGAAGTTGGTACTGCTCGCAGTGCTAAAGACGAGTTCATTCCCGAAGGCGCTCTGATCATCAGTGCTCGCTACGTTGCGGAAGAAGACTTCGACGAAGCTGTTGAGTTTGGTACTGCCAACAAAGACGGTACTGCTATCGACCAAGATGGTCTGATCGCTACTGGTACTGGCTCCGCTGTTGGCGCTGGTGCCCTGATCGGTACCGTGGCTACCGCTGATTCCTATCTGGTGGTAACCTCTACCTCTACTGATGCCGCTGAAGGCAAAGGTACTCTGGTAGTAGAATACAGCATCTAATGCTGCTAAGGGAGGGTGAGGGAAACTTCTCCCTCCCTTTTTTATTTCTAATAAACTATTTCTAAGAGGTTATAATGGCTGACCATAGATACTTAGTAAGTTCTGAAGTTCACGAGCCTAAGCATATCTCAACAAGCACAAGTTCTGATGCTGGAAAGGTTATTACCCCTGTGTCTTCAGGAGGTTCTAGCGAACTGCGTCAGCTTTCTTTGTCTGATCTTTCTGACGGTAGCGCAGTTATTACAGAAGACTCTCTGCTGTTATCAGACACCTTCAACTATCAAGGTTGGGAGATGATAGAGGATGGTTTAATTACTACTCCTACTATCTTAGTAGGCACTACTCCTACCAAGGTAACAATAGATGACGAAGGTGAAGACAACAACACAAATGCAGACTACCTACCTAGGTCTATCCGTGGTGTAAGCAATTTGTGGAACAGGACTACCAACAGGCTCGAACCTGTAGCTTCAGGAGATACATACAACATTCGCTTGAATGTTACTGTTACTGCAGTTACAAGTAACCCGCAATTCCTTACTTGTCAGTTGGATATTGGAAGCACATCTTCCCCTTCTATTGTAGTTGCAGAGTCCTCAGTAGCTGTTGGCAGAACTGAACCTTATGTGGTTTCGTTCGCTTTCCCTATATTCTGTCTCGACACATTCGTTGCCAACGGCGGTCAGTTCTTCCTGAGCACGCACTCCAACGATCTTACTATTGGCGCACGTTCCTTGTTAATCACAAGAACAGGCAGCGGAAGCAACATATAAGGAGTAGTACATGTCTCGCTCTTTAAACTACACAGTTCAGCGTGTACTTGAGAAGTTGAACCTTGATCCTGTTAACTCCATCAATGATACTGAAGACAGTATGCTGGTCGCAAGAGAAGCAGAGTCAACGTTCTTTGATCTTCTGTCGAGAGGTACTTGGCCTTTTCAAGAAACCTTGATTAAGGTAGACTCAGTATCTGACATCGCCAATCCAACGGCTCTTAAATTGAGCGAGGATACAGACAGCATCTCCAGTGTTCGCTACGATGTCACAACCTCTGAAGATGAGAATCAGGTATATCGCACGATCTCCTATATGGAGCCTGAAGACTTCTTAGAAATGGTTTATTCCCGCAACACCTCTAACGATAATGTAACAGTTGCGGATGTGTTTGGTACAGACATCTTTATTTACAACGATCAGATGCCTAGCTACTACACAACATTTGATAATGAGTACATTATCCTAGACGCTTACGATTCTTCAGAATCTTCTACATTGATAGGCTCTAAGACTGTGTGCAAAGGTGTGGTGATTCCTTCGTGGTCACAGTCAGACGACTTTATTATACCTGTGGACAAGAAGTTCTACCCGCTGTACTTAGCTGCTCTTACTTCCGCTTGTTCTGTTATGCTGCTTAATGTGCAGAATATCGAGGAAGAGCGAAGGCAGGCAAGAGCTATCAGTCGTCTTAGGCGGGAAGCTTACCGTACAGAGACAGAGACTTTCCCTAAGTTTCGCTTTGGCAGGAAAGGTAATGGGTTATCATAATGGCCAGAAACGCATCTCAGAAAATCTATGCTGACTTTAGGCAAGGTTGGGTAACTACTCAAAGTCCTCTCCAACAGCCCGAAGGTACAGTTAAAGATATAGTTAACTTCGACATAAATTCTAACGGCACTTTAACTAAACGAAGAGGTCTGGTAGAGACAGGAACCCGTTCTGAGGAAAAGATTTGGTACAACACTGCGTCAGATTATCGCCGTCCTTCTGTATTTCTTTGGGAAAATGTTGGCAATGATGTCAATAAGAAGTTCCTTGTTCTTGGTAACTTGCTTAACACATATAACTTTTTTGATGTAAGCGAAGGTACTCTTGACTTCAGTAAACCTAAAGGTTACGTAACAACACCAAGGATAGCTACCTATACTTGGGATGCAGATATGGAGAGCCGTCCCGAGTATGTGTCTGCTCTTGGCGACTTATACGTAGCTTCCACAACACATGCCCCTTTACGTGTTACGTACAACAATCTCACAGGGACTTTCTCCTCTGAGACTATCACTATAAAAGTTCGTGATACAGATATTTGGGAAGGGCCTACTGATGCAGACACAGGGCTGGAACGGGTAACTTCTAGCAGCATTAAGCATTGGCACTATTTCAATCTGCGAAATGCAGGATGGCCTGAGTGGTCAGATGTTGCTGTGAAAACAAAGGTAGACTCTGACCAATCAGGATCAGCCAACCCAATAACTTGGACTAAAGCCAAGGTAGGGTTCTACCCTGAAATATCTATTCCTTTTTATTCTGCAAGGCATGGCGCTGGGCAGACGGTACTGCTGCAGAATGCATACAACCCGTGGCTTGTTCGCAACAACTACTTCGGTAACTCTACTCCCCCTGTAGGGAGTTTTATCAGAAGTGCTGCGAACTTTGTTCGAGGAGGGAAGTGGTACCCCTATCATGGGTCTTCTGCTAAGTACTATGAAGTAGAGTACCGGGCATCAGAGCTCCCCTCAAGTATTGCGTTTTACTCAGGGCGGCTGTGGTACGGAGATAACTCTTATTACAGCGACCCCGATGTAACCACGAACACTTATTCAGACCCTACTGATGAGAAGAAACTTTCTGGGGGAGCACGGATATACTTCTCTCAGATCATCGACAAGAATCTGGATAAGGCAGGGAAGTGCTATCAACAGAACGACCCTACAGTAGAAGACATAAACCAGTTGCTGGATACAGATGGTGGGGTTCTCTTCATCAAAGAAGCTGGTAATATCAAGAAGATCGTTGCTCTCGGAACAGCTCTGTTTGTGTTCTCAGATAAGGGTGTGTGGCGTATCGCTGGATCAGACTTCAACTCATTCACCCCTACTTCTTACACAGTAGATAAGGTGTCTGACATAGAAGTCTTGAGCGGGAATTTGGTTGTAGCAGCTAAGAACAGAATTTATGCCATGACAAAAGACGCCTTGTACGCAGTAGACTACAAGGGTACTGTCGGCGACATAGAGCTGAAAGACCTGTCTACTCCGCTAATAGAAGATTACTTCTACACAATCTCTACGGACATTATAAAGAACAGCACTCTCACTTACGATGACTCTAATGAGACGCTGCACTGTTATATCGCAGGAACAGACTCGTCAGGAAACATTGACCCGTTCTCTGTATCTGACATTCTTGTTTACAAGGAGCCTCTTAATGCTTTCTATAAGTATGAGATAAGCACGCCAAGTAACTACAAGTTTTTGCAAGCATTGCCCGGTCTGGATACAGCAGTAACTCCGATAAAAGATTACGTAGTTGATTCTTCAAACGAGATAGTTACTGTGGGCTCAGAGGAAGTTTACCTAGAAACATCGTTTGAAACCAAGAGCGCTGTTGCAGACATAACATTGTTCTTTATGGACTACGACGAGGCTACTAACGAATCCTCAATAGTGCCAGCAACATTCTCCGATAACGAAGACTATGTGGATTTAGGAGATGGTGCTTATGAAGCTTTTGTTGAAATAGGCTTTGACGCTATGGGAGACCTTCTTACCAAAGCTAAACAAGTGCCATACATTCATGTGTACTTGGAGAGAGTTTTCGGAAGATACAAATCACTGGAAGAGCCTTCCGAGGTATTCGCGTTTACCCTTATAGACACAGGTGGTGTATAGAATGGCGCTCAAGACTTTGTTTTTAAACCGATCTTTGGCTTGGGAGGATGTTGAAGAGACATCCTACTTCCCAAATATACAGGCGTATATTTCGGAGAAGTTTGGCCCCGGAACTTTGGCTCCTCCAACGCAGCCACTCATGCCGTTAGCAAGCTTCTCTACAAGTAAAGGAGAAAGGACATTCCTCGCCTTTATTGACTTGGCAACTTATCAGGTAAACGGAGCCCTTGTCTCTTTTCCAGAAGACAAAATCATAGCAGATAATCTCCCCGGAAGCTACCCATACTTCTACTATTATGGGGATACTTCTGACGGCAGTGCTATGATTTTCGCAACAGTCAATCCTCCTCAAGACTTGTACGAAATCTGGCATATTGATAAGAACACTGGGGAAGAAACTTTCCGTAAATCGTTTTCTGAGATATTTGGAAACGACGTGTTCGACCTGCAAGGCTTGGTAGACCAGCGGCTTGTTGTTGTAAGTTCTGAGCAAGAGTTAGCCAGCGATGGCAACTTGCCTAATTCTTCAGGTGTGTACTTCAAGTATCATGTGTACAACGCAGCAACGGATACTATGGAGTTTGAGGTAGAAGTCACAAGACCTGAGGATGATTCTGTTGGTGAATACTTTGATGCTTACGCAGTTGTAGATGCTGTAAATATCTCCTCTAAAGGTGTTGTGTTCAATACGCTCTGGTCGTATGAGGTAGGTGATGCCTCTAACGCGCCTTCTTTCTTAAACTTTGAAAGATACACTATGGATGCCTACGGCATAGAGACAGGAACTGTCTTCTCCATAGGTAAAACTCTTGAGTATGATCACGCAATCCCGGTCGATAACTTGGCTGCAGATATAAACTCTATACCTATTGTCGGAGGAAACACGAGAGTATACTTAGAACTTGGAAACACTTTCCTCGTTGGCTCTAAGGTTTCCGTAGGAGCCATTGGTACAGGCTCTTATCTTACAGGGACAGTAACCGCTTCAAACAGTTCTTATATAGATGTGACCCCTGATTATTCTGCAGGCACTGTTGTTCCTTCTTCCGATGTGTATGTGAAAGAGTCTACCATAGGCGATGATTCAGGTTACCTATACGAAAGAAGCCCTTCAAAGACTGACACAAGGAAATTGTTGTCTACGTCAAGAGAAGGATACTACGACGCTGGGGATAACTGTGTATATACGTACTCAAACGGGCCTGCTTTCCCTCTGTCTAAGTACAGGGAAGGAAACACTGTAGATGATTTCTATATACCGGGCACCTTGGAGATGATTGACCCTAGCAATATAACAACAAGGGAAGAGTTCAATAAGATATTAGACGCTGGGTACTTTGTTAAAGGGTATTACTCTGATGGGGATGCGATGTATATACTCGACCCATCGTCGCTGCCCGAAGGAGTTGAGCCCGATAATGTCGAGAAGTATCAAGTGCCTTACGTAGACGACACAATTAAATACTACTCTGATGGAACAACATCTTCCATAAGCTACGATATATACAGAGAAGTAAGTGTGGCTCGCGTATCTACAGACGTAGGGGATTTCTTGATGTACAGGATAAACCCTGATGCACAGGACTACTCTTTCAGGATGTTCCCTACAGACTCTCTCATAGAGTTTGATGGCTCGGATACTAGAACTATCTTTGTTGATATAGGCAATGAAACTAAAAGGTCTATAGAGTTGTTCGAAGAAGACGAGTTTGAAATACGAAGTCTTGACAGAGATGGGTCTTCTTTCAGCAGAGGAAAGAATGCATTCCTTGTCTTAGTTCCGACAGAAGATACCGCAACTGTTCGTATAGTTAGGCTTGATACTTCTGATGCCACTTGGACTGTGGACGATATGGAGTTCTTCAATCCGACCTTTGGTAATTCTTCAAGCACGCTGTTTCAGGAAGTAGTAGACTTGGATTCCCGTGGAGCAAACAATGTCTACAACGGGGATTTCTCTGTGATTATTATCACAAGTCTTCATCCTCTGGCTCCTGATCCTTGGCCTTACCTGCCAACAGAAGACATCATGTTGTACATATCTTCTGATGGAGAGACTATGGGATACAAGAGGATAGATAAAAGTATCTGGGGAGAATCTGGTTACGAGGTTCTTGGTACTGCGTTTACAAACCTTATACCTTTAGGAGAACTAGGATGAATGTAGTAGCTGTCCCAGCAAACTCTTGCAAGATGTCTTACACTTGGGATTGGGGCACAACATACTCTAATCCTTACGAGCTGTACAGACTGATGCGCATCTTTATCCCAGAGTCTGAAGAAGACGCAGGAAATTACGACAAAGAAATAATATATACTAAGAACAGGCTGAGGGGAAGAGGAGTTGCTCCTTCCATAAAACTAACAAGCGAAGCAGGAACTACTTGCACTGTTGCAGGTCTTGCTCTTATGTTCACAGGGTAGGATATGATCACTTTAGATTACGTACATGATTTCAAAACTTTCCACGACAGTATGTTTGAGTACTTCAAGGATCACTACGAGTGTTGCGAAGAAGCAAGGGCAGAGTATAAAGCTCTTGACCTAGATGTAGATATGCTTCAGGACTACCTCGACAAAGACATTTATAATGTGTTCAGCATATATGATGGGGATGAGTTTGTTGGGTACTTTAACGTGACTATCACCAGAACACCTTTGTTCAAGGAACCTCAAGCCACAGTTGACTTCTTGTACATACTCCCTGATAAACGCAGGTCTGGTTATGCACAAGAAGCTATTAAGATTCTGGAAGGAGACTTGCTGGAGGAAGGCATCTCAGAGCTAAACCTGATGCTTCCTGAAAGAGCATACTCTGACTATGTAGCTGCTAGTCTTGGCTACACTAGGACATCTTCCATATTCTATAAAGTTTTAGGAGAATGATATGGCTGCAGTAACAACAGTCCTAGCAGCATCTGCAGGATTAGCCGCTGCAGGTACTGCGGCAAGCTACTTCGAGCAAAGGAAAGCTTCTAAAAGAGCTGAAGAAGAGCAAGAGAAGGCCAATGCAACGGCCTCTGCATCTGCTCAAGTAGAGCAAGCAAGGCAAAGAAGGCAAGCGGTAGCGCAGGCTAGGGTTGCTCAAGCTAGAAACATAGCTCAAGGCAGTCAAGCTGTTGGGGCTTCTTCAGCTTTGGCCGGGGCTAATGCCTCTATATCTGCGCAGACAGGCGCTAATATAGGTGCTGCTCAAGCGCAGATGCGCAGTCAACAAGCACAGTTTAACTACAGACAGAAGGCTTCAAATATCCTTGCTGAAGGTAATCGGACAGCCGGTCTGTACTCTGCTCTTGGAGATATGGCCCAGACTGCTGGCAAGGCTTACGCAAACTACGGTCCTGTAGAGAACTAGGAGTTAGTATGGAGCAGATTCAAGATACCCCGGTAGATTACATGGAGGAAACAACTACGGTTGAAGACTCCCCTATCGAGACTGTAGAGTTATCCCCTGTATCCGCAGGGATGAATAAATTCCTTGCTGTTCAGTCCGCTTTTATGGACAACTACATCAACGGCTCCTCTATTATAGAGAGTTACTCAAAGTATTCTAAAGCACTTGACCCTCAAGCAGAAGCAAAAAGTCTTGCTTCACAGAAGACTAAGGTGGATGCTGAGGAAGTTGCTGAAGTTGTTGTGAGCGATCCTTATGGTACTACAGGGGACGTTAATCAAGAGCTGGCGATAGCTCAGCAAGTCTTAGGAGAGATAGAGAACAAGTCTTCTGACGTAGACCTGAACTTTGCAGAGTCCGCTATAGGAGAGGCAGGAAGCCTTGAGGATGCGCAAAGAGAAGCCAACAAGATCAAGATGTGGAAGATGCTGGCGGGTTGGCAAGAAGAAATAGGAACTACTGATGCTATCGTTGAGGTAGGCAAACAGTTCTTTATCCCGTTCCTTGAGTCTGCTCGTGGTGCTAAGGTTACAGGAGAATACTTCGGAGCTAAGGAAGAGTTCCAAGGTATGATCAGGGCTTGGAAAGCAATGCCTACAGAAGAGCAGGTTGCATTGCTTCCTACTCTGAAGGAAGAACTTGTTGAGCGTGTTGGTAATGTAGACGCAATCAATATGCTTGGAGACTTCCTTGATCCTATGGGAGATGCAGACTTCGATAGGTTTGGTGGGGAAGAGCTTGTATGGGATGTGCTGGATGCGACAGGTGTGGGTTATGCTTTAGGTGTTGCCCTCAAAGGTACAGCAAAAAGTGTTAACACTATTAAAACTCTGAAGGCTTTGAAGAATGATGAAGCCGCAGAACAAGCTGCAGCAATCTCTGTTCTCGATCCTGACATGGCTGACGCAATGGGAGTTGACGAGGTAACTGCAACAGCCAACCTGCTTCCTTATGATACATCTAAGATTATCATAGGCAGGACAGCAGGGCTCTCCAACAAGGCTCAGAAGAATCTGGACGAGTTCTTTGACGAAGTTGATAGTACCACACAGGAAATTATTGAAGGCACTACAACAGCTCGTGAGGGCGTTGTATCGGACTCTTACAGGAAGCAGCTTGAACAGGATGTCTTGAAGAAATTCCAAGCAGAGCAAGCTGAGAACGTCCGAATCAAGAGCAAGGACGGTGTAAGCACCACCTTTGAGTATCAGATTCTTGATGAAGACGGCAATCTCACAGATCAAACCTACGAGATGGTGCTCGATCTTGATCACGCAGGTAACTTCGGACAGTCTACTATGGGCTTGATCCGAGAGTACGTAGGCTCTCCTACAGCCTTTGCTCGTAATACTCTGAGGAAGGATGTAGACACTGCACAGCGGCTGGACTATGTATCCGCGAAGATCAACCGCCAGCTCACAGACCTGACCAAGAAAGCTATTGAACCTATCGGGCTTATCCCTACACCTAAGACTAAGGCTTCCTTGGCTAGGGTAGATAAGGCTCTTCGAGAAGGTGATGAGTGGAAGAACACTGACGGTTCTCGCGGTAAGGTCTTTAGTGCAGATGAGCTCCGTACCAAGTTTGGTTTTGAAACAGAGAACGAAATCTCTGCGTACTACAGGATCAACCGTCTGTACAACAACTTGTGGCATCTGCGTAACTCAGAGAAACGGGACGAGCTTCGTATCCTTGGGTATCGTAAAGCTCGGTTTGCTCGGAGTGATGAAGATGTTATTGGTAAGACTTACGAGAATGCGTTGACAGCTCGTGCAGCTCTTACTGATAAGTCCATCAACATGATCTACGATGCTGAGCTGGATGAAGTGATTGATCTTCGTCAAGCAGACTCTGACCTTATTGCAGGGAGCTACGACAACGACAAAGTTCTTATCCGGATGGATCGGCCTTACGATGCTGGTGAAGGGAAGGGAGCTTATCGGTACGCTCTTGTGAACAGGGACTCTATCGGCGATCTTCCGAACGATGTCCTTGGCCGTAAGGTAGGCTATGTCCCTCGCATCTACGAGAATGCTGCGCACTTTGTTAAAGAGCGTGTCACTCGTGTAGTTGATGGAGACAAAGAGTTTGCTGACACTAAGACACTCCGCTTCTTCGATAACAAGAAAGATGCAGATGCCTACATAGAGAAACTGATAGGTGATGACATCGCCCGATCAGCGTCTCGTCTTGCAGAAGAAGGTCTTGAAGGTGAAGCTTATGAGAAAGCTTTGGCCAAGGCTGAACAAACAGCTCATAACAAGTACATCGCTCTGACTGACAGGGAAGAGGAACAGTTAGCTGCAGCAGCAGGAGAGGTAGCTCATGGAACAGGTGGCCTTTATACTGGCGCTCGTGCTCAGGATGAAATTCTGTTTGGTCTTGAGGGTGAAAGGGCTAGTCGTGTCAACTCTTTCGAGGCTCTCACAAGGAACATCGGCAACGTCTCAAAGTACACCTCTATCAACAAGTGGCGTCTTGGGATGGAGCAACGGTGGATTAACACAGCTAACGAAATCCTTAAAGCAAAAGGCCGTGAAGCTACTATCAAGAAGTTTGAACGTCTTCCTAAGACCTCTGAGTCTTCTCCAGAAGTCCGCTTCTTGAACAGGGTGTTCGATCAGATCAGGGATTGGCAGTCCTTCCCTACTCCTGAGGAACAGTTCTTCAGTAACATGGTACGGGGCCTGTCAGACTTCGCAGCAGAGAAGAACTTCCGTAAGACCGCTAGGTTCTTAGGGAACTTCAAGGACGCTGATCCTATCTCAGCAGCACGAGCTACAGCATTCCACACTCTGCTTGGGTTCTTTAACCCAGCTCACATGTGGATTCAGGCTCAGGGTGCAGCCACTGCAATATCCCTAGGATTTGGCAAGTACCTGACACAGACTCTCCGTGATACAGCAGCCCTTACAGGTCTTGGTTACGGAGCTAAGGATGCAGCAAGGTACGCACGTACTGCAAAAGCTACTCTTATGGACAAGAATGAGCTGGAAGCTCTACATAACTTGTGGCTTAAGACTGGATACGAAGACTCTGTGCTGCAGACAGCGGATCATGCGGCTGCTTCTAAGGGTTACGGTATGAATATGGCAATCCTCAAGAAGGTTGCTGATACCGGTCTGCTGTTCTATCGTCAAGGTGAACTGTTTAACCGACGTATGGCTTTCTCTACAGCCGTTGCTCGGTGGAAAGAGAAGAAAGGTGTAGACAGCATCATTGGTGCTGGAGATGATTCTCTTAAAGAGATCATGGATGATGCCAATAACATCATGCTCAACATGAGTAAGGCTAATGCAGCCCCTTGGCAGAAAGGTTTGGCATCTCTCCCTACACAGTTCCTTCAGGTCACAACAAAGTCTGTCGAGACAATGACTGGCCTTAATAAGAACTTCACTAAGGCAGAGGCTGGCAGAATCTTTGCAGGGCAACTCGCTCTCTACGGTACTGCTGGTATACCTCTTGTGTCCTTGCCGTACATGCTGGCAACAGAAGTGTTTGGCATGACTCAGCAAGACATAGAGCAGAACCCTAAGCTGTTCAAAGCTCTTAACGATGGATTCTGGGGCTACACAACTCTTCAGATTTTCGGTATGGATGCTGAGATTTCAAGCAGGGGTTCATTGCTTAGAGGTGTTGGGGACTTTATTGACAACTGGTTTGTCCAAGAGTCCACGTTCACTGAGAAGTTCTTGGGTGCGTTCGGCTCTTCTCAGCAACGCTTCTGGGATGACTTCACTCGCAGGTTACGTCCTATTACTCTGGACAGCATGAGTGAGTTAGACTTCTCAGATGTTGGTTCTCTGCTCGCTTCTCCTGTATTCTCCATGTTTTCTACGTACAACAATGTACAGAAAGCTATCATCATGGAGAGACTCGACGCAGCGTACTCAAGGTCAGGCAAGAAGATAGCATCTGGTTTCAACTTCTCTGAAGCTGTGGCACAGGCTATCGGTTTCCAACCTACTAAAGTTGCTGACACTTGGGACTTGACCACACGGATTAAGTGGTTGAACAAACTCCCCGAGACTATCGCAGGTGACATCCTCGTAGAGCTCAACAGCTTCGCCGCCAAGTACCCTAACGGGGACTACGATGATGAGGCTTGGGAGAAGCACAACGGCAAGATCAGCATACTGTACGGGCTGCTTGACTACGATGAGAGGGAACGAGTTAAGAAGTTAGTAAACCGCTCCTTCACTGGCAAGAGCCAGCATGAGATGGCTGTTCAGAAGTATGTAGAGAACATGCGCAACACCACTGCCGATGACCTCAATGTCATATTGGGCAGTAAAGCAATTCGCCTTGGTATTATCGCAGAGGAAGATTAAACATGGCACTTATTCAAGGGGGCCAAATGCCCCAGCTACAAGGCAGCATCGGCAGTCAGAGCATTATTCAAGACAACGCTCCTTCCGCCGGTGACCTTGTAAAAGGTCTGACTAACATTGCTGCAGACACTTTGGACACAGCATCCACAATCGTAGCTGAAGACAGGGCTAAAGAGCTTGTTCAAGAAGAGACCGCCAATATAGACAAAGCTATTGCAGAGGCGGAGAAGCTTGATCCTAACACTGAAGCCAGCACTGCCGTGCCTTCTTCTGTTCAGATGGCTCAAGAAGAGTGGGACTTGCTGTCTCAGGCTGTCCGTACAGGGCAAATGTCTCAAGACCGGGCGGAGCTTATTGCTTCTTCCCGGCTACGCTCAAGGATTGCTAAGGAACCTCTCTTTGCTCGGCAAATGCGCAAGGCTGCGTCAGGTGTGCTAGGCTTTAACATCGAGTCTACCCCTGCGCAGCAGTACTTTGCTTCCTTCCCTTCACGGGCAGAGATCGCTAAGAACAGCAAGAACGAGTACCTTGCTAAGATCGAAGAAAAAGCTGCAGCTCAGGCTAAGTACTTGAATGTTCCTTTCGAAGAGGCAAGAGAAACTCTCCTTCGCTTGGATCGTAACAAGCAGCAGCTCGAACTGCTGGAAACTCAGAAGCAGACAGGAGCTATAACAGCTTCAGAGTGGGCTTCTGAGATTTCTAAGGTAGACTCTGATCAAGCATTCACAGGTATCTTGACACAGATACAAGCGGCTACTGTCGAGGGGGCTCCTATTGACAATGTGGTTGTAGGCAATCAGATCGAAACCCGTAAGCAAGAGTTCCTGACTAATCTGCGTACACAGTACGATGGGGACATCACAAGCCCCGAGTTTAAACGTATCGAAGATGCAGCTATCGCTCGGTACGACGGGTATAAGACTTTTGTTGATAGCGTTGGTATTGATAATCTTACAGAGGTGGGATTAGCGAGAGCGGAGAATCTGCGTAAACAGATTGGAGATCAGTTCTTTGCTGATATTCAGATCATGAACTCTGTAGGTGGGCAAGAGTTGGTCCGCCAGTACTTCGTCTTTAACAGCGGAGACCTTAACGAGACGCAGAAAGCTCAGATGTTGAAACGATTCCCCATGTTGGGGCGTCTTGGCAACATCTCTGGTGCCAGTCCTCAGCAGCTCAAGAAGATGCTGGCTAATACATCCGTTAAAATTCTTACAGATCAGCCCTTGACTGAGGAAGACAAGCAGTTGATTGACCCTGTTGCCACAGAAATCTACGATAAGGGTGATGAGAAGAGCCAAGTGAAGGTTATTGAACGGTTAAGAGATAATAGCATGAAGTTCAAAGGTGCCTCTCTTGTACTGTCCAAGTCTCCTTCAGATACATCTATCGACAATATCACGTTCACTAAGGACACTTTTGAGTCAGATGTACCTGCTATAATTAACAACATTGGCCGTACTCTGGCAAGGTTTGACGGTGGCTTGGAGCCTTACACTAGGCAGGATGGAACAATAGGTATCAAGCTTCGTGCTGACTATAACCCTGCTGGCGGTATCAATCTTAACAACGCTTCGTATGTGCCGGGATCAAGTGCTACAAGGAAGGAAGCCTTGAAGGCTTTGGAAGACATCAACGTCCAGCTCAGCAAAATCCAACCGTTCTTCAAAGGCATGGATAAAGGTTGGGGTAAGATTCTTGGAACAAATAAAGAAGACTTCAAGATCAGGGTACTGAAAGACCTAGACACTGCCAAGAAAGACACTTTGTCGCAGATAAGTAACGCTGAGATTGGTGAATCCATCAAATCTTTTGCTTCTGCTGTGAGTGAAGGCAAGCAGGATAAGGCTCGGTCCTTGTACGAGAAGCTTCAGAGCAAGTATCAAGGCAAATACACCAAGCCTTTCGAAGATGTTTACGCAGAAATCCAGAAAAGGCAGCTTGAAGGAGCGCAATAATGGCTGTTGATTGGAGATTCCTAGAAGATTTGGAAGGATAC